TCTTGTTTGTAAGTCGCTTTTCCCATAAATTTAGTTTTTAAATTATTACGAAAGTACGAAAAATTTTAATAGTTAGTAAGTTAGTGTTTTATTTAGAATGATTATAAATAGTAATTTTATACCCGATATGATAAGAAATAGACTTATTTTTATCAAAGTATACCCTATCGGTATAAAATGTTTGTTATTCTATACAAAGTATATATTTTTGCTTGTAATAACCGACATTAAAAATTATATTAAAATGATACAACTAACAGAACAACAATTAAAGCAAATTATAATAGACGCTTTTAACGAGGGTTTAATTTACGATTTAAATTTAGACTACCCCGCTGAAAAATATGCTGAGTATATTTTAAAGTTACAAACCCGCATTAAATAAAAAACCCTCTTTAATCTGAGGGTTTTATTTCTATACACGGTTACGTTACTAAGTAAGAGGCTTTACCGTGTCTATTTAGTGAAAAACCACTCAAAGTACAAGAGTGGTTTTGTTGTAAAAAGTTTTAGCTTTCTATTTTACCGAAATAAGACTTTAACTGGTACGCTTCATTTAATAGCTGAGAGGCTTTTAAAGTACTGTTATTGCAAATATAATAATTACTTTGTAAAATACAAAGCACTTTCTTTTATTCTTCTATTTGTTAAGCCGTTTAATACTTTACCCGCTTGTTTATTCCATTTAAGAAACTCTTTGGCTATATTACCGTCATTCGGGTTATTGTTTACTAACTTTAATATTGTAGACTTGTCAAAGTTGCCTAAACCTATATTGTAGGCTAAACTTACCAAAGCATTAAATTGATTTTGTGTTACGTTTGAAGTAACTAAACTATCTACTTTAACTGCAAATGAATCAGCAACAAACTTTAAATATTCCATCGCTTTTGCCTTCGTAATTTGAACATCGGTAATTTTTACCTTTGTACCATTTGGATAAAAAGTATTACCGTAACCAATAGTAACTATTCCTTTTTGTTTTTCTTCTGCCGTTGCATAATAAGGGACTAAAGAAAGCCCCTCAAAGTCTGCAATTAGTTTTAAGCCAATATCGTTAATTTTCATTAGTTTGCTTTTTTATATTTGTCAAAATCACGTTTAAGTTGGTAATGGTCTATTTTCAACTGCTCATAATCACGCTCTAAAAATGCGTATTTCTCGCTTAATTCTCTATGTAGTTTTTCCCAATTTTGAGACTTCTCTATTTCTTTTGCGTACTGAAGCTGAATTTCGTTAAACTGTCTTTGTAGTTCAATATTAGCGTTTTTGACTACTACAACTTCGTTCATTACTTCCGACATTCTGTCTTTGTAATGGCTTAAAAACTCATCATAAACAGTTTGCATCGTAGCAACAGCATCGGCTGAAGCTTTCTTTATTTCTACTCTTTTAGCTTGTTTACCGCCAAATATCCACGCTAAAGGGATTGATATAGTGCTAACTAAGGCAACCCAATTTTCAATTAAAAAATTCATAAAATTACATCGGTTTATAGTTAGTTTGTATATAATTTAGCATTATCGCTTTTGCTGAATCTAAATAAGATTGTACAAAAGAATATGTATCAGGTATTACAGTCGTTGAAAGTTTGTAGTAGGCGGTTTCCCAATCGCCTTGTTGAGCTATTTTATCATAACCTTTACTCAAGTAATCTTCTATTATAAATGCTTGTTGTTTAGTAATTATTTCATCGTAAATTTCTTTTACCATATTTGCCCTAAAACTTTGATAAGCATCCCAGCCATCTGATTTTCTTTGTTCGTATGCTGATTTTATGTTTTCAGTTCTTAATTGATTTGTAGCGATGTTTACTTCGTCTTGTGTTGCACCCTCGTAAAATTCTCTTTTTTGTTGGTTAAAATAAGACACAACAAAATTTTCTGTCAATACTTCATCGATACCTATTTCAGTTTCTGTGTCTTCAAAATACCGTACTGCAAATAGTACTTTCCCCGATTTTTTGTCAATTACTGTTTTCATATTAATTTGAGATATTTGCCAATTGAAAAGTTACTGAATCAGCTGCGTTACCTAATTGAATTGTAAAAAATACATATAAATCATTTGTTGTATCGTATGTGGTAGAGCCTCCATTTACTCCCGCAGATACAATATCAGTTGATACATTTCCACTAAAACTATATCCGTAAAGAAATGTATTAAATAGATTAAAATTTCGATTCATAAGACCATAAACACTACCTCCAGCAGTTAATGCAAGTGTGGCTATTTGAGTAGCAGTAGCCGGATTATTTGTTGAGTTAACTCTTATCCTCATAGTAACGTTTGATATTGTAATTGGCTTTGTTACTTTAAAAAACATTCTCATAAAGTCAGTAGGATTGAATGTGTCCCCTAAAATAGTTGTTTGAGATACTACTGTTTCTGCAAGACCTATTACTGCACCAGAATAAAATACTTGAGTAGCATCTACATATCGATAAGGCGTATAGCTTAAAATATCTTGTTTTAAATCTAAAGCCGTTTGAGTTGCGCTACCTACTTGCGTTTGGTCGAGATAAACTCTATTACTCCACCCGCCCGAATGAAAAACTCTAAATACTAAACTCCCTACACCGTAACCCGTTCCGCCTATTGTAGCCGTTCCGTTACGTACAAAAACTACGTATCCCTTACCCTCTGTAGGACTTGGGTCTGTAAAAGTCGCATTCGCTACAACGGTATAATTAGTATCATTTGAAGCGGTTATATTTGAGGAAACTACTGTATAACCACCGCCCGTAATATCGTCCATATAAGCGACTATACCGTCTTTATCTTGAAATTTTACACCCCTTGCCGTAGTATTATCGCTATTGTCGAAATAAGTAATAAAACCATCGCCAAAATTTAACACTTTAAAATAAGGAAAACCAACATAACAACCTACTTCTGTTTGTAAAAATGAATCTTCAAATATTATTGGATTTGTAGTTACATTTCCCTCATCGGTTACGCTTTGTAAACCTATAGAAACAACGCCCGTTTGTCCGTTTACAGAATCAACTGCACCACCGCCACCCGTAGTATTTATTATAGGATTTAAAGGGTCTGTATTGTCTACTGCCGAGCCTGTAACACTTTGAACTGTTCCCGTTAATGGATTTATAGGTATTTCTACCGCTAATTCCCAATGGTCTGTTAAGGACATTATAGCGTTTAGATTTTCCGTGCAAATAACGTCAGGATAACCGTTAATGTTTAAATAAGTTCCCGCACCCGCTAAAAAGAAACCCGCTTCAGTAGGAACATCAGGTAATTGCTGACCGTCTGTGACTGAAATTGCTAAATAACCAACACCTGAACTACTACCAATAGCCGTAGAAACCAAATCAACTAAGGCTTGAATTGTAGCTTTTTTTAATTCTGTCCCGTTAGAGTGAGCAAAATCATTCGTTAAATTTAAAGTATCCTCTGGTAATTGGTCTACTCTAATTGTTGTAATATTATCGGGATTTATTGCCATAGTTTTATAATTTCATTATTTTTAAAAGAACGATGTAAGGTTGCATATTTTTATTAACTCCAGAAACTCCTGTGCTTTCTGTGGTAAAACTACCTTGAGCAGTTGCCGCTTCAAAAGCAGGAAACCCTGTTCCTGCTGCGTTTGTGTTAACTCTAATATTGTGAGTGTGAGCAACTACAACCGCATCTTTAGAACCACCAAAAGCACCAACAACAGGGTATGTAGTGCCGTAACCAACACTAACCAAACCACTCATTGGGGGTGTACCGTTTTGACCGTTACAAATTGCCCAGCCATCCATTAATAAGATACCTAAACCTGTCCCATCAAAATTAGTGTCAATATATGTTTGATTCACCCATAAATCCCTAATCTCAAATTGAAAGGCATTCGAGTTAGTATTTATAAAATCAACTAAATCTTGACCTGTTATTTTCTGTAAATCAGTACCATTTTCGACGGCTATATTACTATCAACTGTTATAGTACCTGTAGGTAACTCACCTACTCGTATTGTCGTTATGTCTGCGGGATTAATTGCCATCGCTTGTTCTTATTATAAAGTTTGCATCTTCATTCGTTGTTAGTATTACATCAGGGTCACCATCGTTTAATACAAATTCTCCTAAATTTGTTGTTAACGGTATTCCATAACCCATTAAAGAGCCTGAAAATGTCATAAATTCTCCAACTTGTGCGCTTTCTGAAATCTCTGAAATATAGCCTTTACCATAGTCAACCACAGGGAAAATAGTACCTTGAATTTTCCAATCCAATAACTGTCTATTTCTTTTTAATAGCTTTAATCTATCGTAACTTGCAACGGTAAAAGTACCACCCGCAACGGTTGTATTAATTTGTATTCCCTCAAAGCTTACTGTATATGTTTGTGTTGTAGGTCTTGAAGTTGCCCAACCGTCATTATCTCTCGTAGTTGTCGATAGCATTTCTGCGTTTTCAGAAATAGAGTTACCTGTCAAACAACCAACAGGCAACCAAGTACCTAAATACTTAATATATAAAATCCTATCTTCTCCGTTTGTGTATTCCATTGTTCAAAGATAATAAATTATTTAGAATGATTATAAATAAAAAACAATTTTAACCAACTATTGTCGGCTTAATTGTTGAGTTTCCATAATCAGGTGATATTTCGTAACTTATATCAGCTAAATCAAAGTTGTAAAACTGCATTAACTTTATATTTGATTTATTTGTGTTAATGTCATAGTCCCACTCAATAGGCATAAATAAGCCCGATACATTATCAATCGTTACAACTGACATATAAGGTATTTCACCAAAAACAGAACCCGAAAACACCTTTATAGGGCTTGACTGAATACGCAAATCGTCCATAGCTGAAATACCCAAAATTGGTAACGTTTCTGTTTTACCCGCTCTATTCCAAGTTTCGGTTAAACTTTCTAAATCTTCTTTGTATATAGAGCCTATTAATGTTTGTTCACCGTCACCATTAAATACTTTTTGATTTTCCTTTGTAATTGAAGACAGTGGCAAAATACGGCTTACTGTATGAAACTCCCCAACAATGCCTAATCTTTGTAAAGTTGTATCTAATATATCGGCACTTAAAACCTCACCTATTCCATTGGGATAATATGATATGTCGGTAAATGTTATAGGTCTATATAGTATAATTGAAATATCACAGTTGTTTGGAACTGCTGAAGTTGTTATATCTAAATTTGCAAAATAATCACTTGAGTTTAATTTTCCGCAATCAAATGTTATATTAGTAGGTGTAGTTGTCCAAGTTCCGTTTTTTCTTAAATAATAGCCGTCACTTGTTAAAACCCTAAAGTAAAATCTTTGTCGTCTAAATCTTGTTCTAACTTTAAATAAAATACTCAATTCTGTTTCAGACTCAACAGCTACAGTATCGGACTCAATTACTTCTGTTGTAGTAAAGCCACTTGAAAACAATTCGGAAACCATAATAACACCCGATAAGTCTAAAGGGTCATTTATTAAAATACCACTTGGTAAAGACGGGTTTACAGTCCAATTATCATAATTCAAATCCTCATCGTGGTTTAGGTTTGGATTTCCTAAAATCCCATTTGTAAAACCATATTCATAATTTAAACGGTAAGCACTAATCGCCCCTTTAACTTCTATTTGTTGGTTTCCATCGCAATGGTGAGGGTAAAAGTTATTTATTTGAGAACCTAAAGGTTTATTTAAATTCTTTAAAAATGCAGTATTATCGTCTTGATTTATAAATGTAGTATAACCGTTTAACTCTAAATCATTTGGTCTATATAACCACCATTGCCCGTCCTGTTGCGTTATAACGCCCGAAAATAAGTTTAGTATAGAAGTCAATACCTCGTTACAATTAATTATAACGGTATCGTTGCTACTTTTTATAAATCTTTCGGAATTTACATAAGTATCTTTTAAAATGTTTGATTCAGTATATCCTGTGTATTCTAAATTTATACTTGTGTTTATTGTAAGGCTTAAACGTGTACGGTCTAAACAGGCTTTTATAACATCGTACATCGACATTTTACCTGTAAATTGTAGTCCATTTGTTTGCACAAAAGATAAGTCTTTTAAAGCACCTAAACCGTCAGTACTTTCTATATTCACAAACCAAATATCGTTTACAAAAGATTGTTGTACGCCGTCAGGCTTAATATAACCCTCATAAATTATAAAATCGTTTTTTAACAATTCAGTTTTATAGGTGAATTCATCCGAAAGTAAAAACTCATCAAAAGTTAGCGATTGATTAGCTTCTAAAGCAATGTTTAAGCCCGTTCCTCTTATTGGCTCTAATATACTTTCAACGCTCGATTTGTTTATAGTAATACTTCCGAAAATCTCACTTGAACCACCGCTATAATTTTCTTTGTATATGTTTAATCGATAATCACCGTAAATAATGTAATAAATAAGATTTATTCCGCTTGGCTCTACGTCTTGCGTTGTAATTTCAATATTTGCGTTTATTGTAGGGTCTATTGTTATGGTTGCATCAGCATTTATAAAGACTTCAATCGTATCATTAACAATGCTATAAAATACAGTACTATTAACATAAATACTTCTTAACAAATCAAGTGTTAATTGTATCGTTTCTGTAAGCGTTGTGCCTATTGGTATTTCAGTTATATCTGTAGGAGTGCCACCGTTTGGAATATAACTTACTACAACATCTGTAACACCACTATTATAAACGACATCAAAACCGCCTATATTTATGTAATAACTAAAACCTACACCCGTTGTAACAGGTTGTGCGCTAAAATCTATTATAATTTTTTTTGCCATTATCCTAAACCTAATTGTCCGCCTAAACGTCTATTTGCGTTTAACGTATTACTTAAAACTCCTATTAATCGTTGCCCTGATATTTCAAAAACAACTGTTCCGCCACCGTCACCACGTGAAGTAAATCCGCTACTTGAAAAACTTTGATTGTTTGCCCCTGAACCGCTTCCGCTTGATACACCACCGCCACCACCTATAGAGCTTCCTATAGATTTTGATTTGCTACTAAAGAATGAACCCAAAGCAACTAAAGCGACACCCGCACCAATCGCTACGGCAGGGTTAAGAGATTTTAAAGCCGTTTTAATAGCTAATAAACCAACTCCGACCTGAATAGCCATTTTACCCATTTGTACTAATAAACTACCTAAAGAATCTAATAATGATGCGCCAATAGCTTGTAATACATCGCCACCGTTTGCCAAAGCATCTCCTATAGCAGTTCCTAAACCTGAAAAGGCATCTGTTATTGAAGTAGAAATAATGTTGCTTATATTTGCACTAAATTCTTTAAAAGTATCTTCTATTTCTTTTAATTTAGCTCTTGCCTTTGCACCCGCTTCATCAGGCACTAAATTCATTTGAAGCAAAGGAGAGTTATATTTAAATTGTAATTCAGAAAGAAAAGTGTCTATTTCTTTTACTACAGTTTCGTCTTTTTTGAACTTGAATTTTATTTCTTCTTCTTTTACCTTTTTACTTTTTAACGTTTTAGGCGTTTCTTTTTCTAATTCAATAGATGCTTTTGTGCTTTCTTGTACGGCTGTAGTATATTTATTTTGCCAAGCAGTATTTTGTATTAATTGTAATCTTATATCTTTTATAGCATTAGAAGAAGTAACAGCACCCGCTACATCAAAAATACTAGCTCGTTTTTTAAATGGGTCTAATAATTGAAAAGCATCACCACCCTTTAAAACTTCTTCTCTATATTTTCTAGCTTCAACAGCAGTTAATTTATAATTCTTAATAAGTGAAGTAATTTCATTATTAAGTTTATTATTTAACTTTAATTCTTCATTTGCTAGCTCGCCTAATTTTGAACTAAAAGCACTAGCTTTAGCTCGTTCAATTATAGCAGTTGTTAATTCCTTAACTGTACCTGTAAGATTTCCATTTAATATATTTTCAGTACTTAAATTAGCAAAATACGCAGGAAATTCTTTTTGTAGATTTTGAACAGCTATTAATCTTTTTTCTCTGCTTAATGTATCATTCTGCGCGACGGCAACTAAGGCTTTCATATTTGCTATTTCAGCACCCGAATTTTTAGCAGCTTCTTCTGTCGCTTGTTGCATACTTCTAGTAAGACCGTCAAAATTACCTGTTATCTTATCTATAACATCGCCAACACTTAAGCCTGATTGTGCAAGTAACGTCAATCCTGTAGTAAGTAAAGAAACCCCTAATAAAATACCACCTGTTCCAGCTATTGATGATGCTAAAGCTTTTAATGCACCACCAGTTGACCCTGTAGCTTGTTTTAAGTATCCAAAACTTTCAACGGTTGCAGTAATGTTGTTTCCTATACCTATAATTCCAAAAGGCGCATCTTGTGCGATACGTGAAAACTGCATTAATGCGTTACCACCGTTAGCAACTTTCGGAGCCATTGCGCCAAAACTTGCACCCGTATCTTTTACAGTAGATTTAAGAGTGTTTAAATTGTTTTTGGCATCTTTTATTTGGGCATTTATTTCAGTAGTATCTAAGCCTAATTTAAGTCTGTCAAGTTTAACCTTAGACAATTCCTTAATATCAAACTCAACTTCTTGTATTTTCTTTTGAAAATCGGCAATGTCCGCCCCTATTTGTACTTCTAATTTTCCGCCTGCCATTTTAAATTAGGTATTAGTTTGTATCTTTTCCTGATACTTAATATATTCTTTTATAAACCGTTGTCTATGTTCGTCTGTTATACCATTAGAATGTCTTTTATCGTCATTTAAAGGTAAAAACAACTCTTTACGTTTAGCCATCTTTTTAGGGTCTTGATGCGGTGCTACATACGTTATCCACATTAACTCCCTTTGCATTTTCCACTTATATAAATCCTGTCTTTTATAAGCAAAAAGTCGAATTTGAAACTCCGCCCACGTCATTTCGTAAACCGCTTCCAAACTCGACAATCCTAATTCACCAATGGCAAATGAAATTACATCTTCCGCCCAGTTTATTTTTTCGTTACTTTTTTTTTATCACTTTCGTCTTTAGGCACATCTTTAACTAACGATTGTCTAAACGCTGTAAAAAAGTCAATAATTACAGTATCGTCCATTCCTATTTCGTCAATCCAATCAGCTACATCGAAAGCATCAAAAGGCGCATTTTCATTTTTACGAACGTAACCCCAAGCTAACGAATAATACATAATTAACGGCATCCATTTAAAAGGATTGTTAACTAATTTCTCGTCAATCTCATTTATCCCGATGTTTTCCTTTTCAAGTAAATTACCTAAAAAACCTAAACCAAAATAAAATGTACGCTCCTCGTTTCCAAAATTCAGTTTAATTTGTTTCATTAGTCGTTAGGGTCAGTTAATACTATCGCACCGTCACCGTCTAAAGTAGCCGAAAAAGTTGTAACCTCATCACCGCTTCCAAAGTCTGCTGATAAGTCAGTAATGTAAGCCTCACCGTAATACTTAACAGACGTAGCATCGTCAACGTTTGTGTCTAATTTCCAAGTTACCAAAGTTTTTGCTTGTTGCAATAAAAACAATGCATCGTGTGAAGCCTTTGCAGTATCACCGCCTACAGTAGTTGTATCGATGTATTCGCCCTCTGCATCGATTGAATAATTAAATTGTCCTGCCGTTTTCTTAACAACGCCCGGAAAACATTTAGTGGTACTTTCGATTACTGAAAGCGTTGTATTTAAACTGTTTGAAGTCAAACAAGCGATAGGCTTGTATGCTGAAGTATCCCAAATGTATAAAATACCTTTTTCACCTCTTATACTCATAATTTCTATTTATTTATAAATTAATAATTTCTTTCAAAGATAACAATTTTATTTATAATCATTCTAAATAATTAAAAATATTTATTCAAGAGTTAAAATAACCCTGATAAAACTTCTAAATACTGATTGTGTTGATGTTGTAGTGTTTATGTTAGAAGGGAATTCATAACGTCTATTTTTAACAGTAAATCCTTCTACTTCAATATTTTCGATTAAAGCCATTATAGTGTCTTCCATTTGGTCGTTAGCTAATCTACTCCCAACATTTCCTGCACCATTATAAATGCAAACTAAATCTAACAAAGTATATGAAATCCATTGATAACTACATTTAGTGTTTTTGTCAATTTCTTTGTCTTGAGTTGATATAAGTACATATTGATTTGGATTTGAATCACCTGTAACTTGTGTATCAAAACAAGGATAATCATTTTTTATTGCTTCAAATAAAGCTCTTCTAACGTATTTATTTGGATTTACCATATTTGCCTAATACTTTTTTCAATTTTTCTACATACTCAATCCTGCCACGCAATAATGCTGGATATAAAAACGGTCTTGCTCTTAGATTTACTTGTTTTATTCCTTTGCCTTTAAACTTTATAGCTTGTTCTTTCAACTCGTTAGGTACTTCAACTAAACCACCTGTACCAAACTCAACAAAAGGGGCGTAAGGTGCTAAAACTCCACCAGCTTCAATAGACCAATTTAAATCATTATCTTTTACTGCTTGTATAGATTGCGCTAATTTCCCCGTGTCAGTTGTGCTGTTTGCATTAGATTTAGCGTACTTCTCAATATTACGTGCCGTTAATTCAGTAACTCCTGCAATATCCTTTTCAGCTTCTTTACCGTATTTACGCAAATTTGATAAAACACTATTTAAACCTTTTATCTCCATTATTCTCTTTGAGTGGCTAATATTTCAACGTCAATATTATCTAAATCAACATTTAACAAACTATCAATATTGTAAATTAAACCATTATATTTTATGAAATTATCTTTAATAGAAATTTCTAAATTATATCTATTTCTGACAATAAAAACAGTATTTACTAAATTATCATTTTGTCCGTTTTCGTTTAACCTACTTGACTTTCTTGTTTCAACATACGCCCACATCGTGAAATCTAACGCAGTAGTTACTGTGTTCCCACTATAGTCATCAGGAACTCTTGTCGTTTTCCAAACTTCTATTTGCTTTGTGTACTTACGTGCTAACATTATATAAATCGTCTGTTTACGTCAATAGCTTGTATAACTGACAAAGGTATCAACGTTGTATTGGTTTGTTTTTCTCCTTCATAAAACCAAACTTTAATAATTTGCAATGCTGCATCTATCAACTCGCTTGGTATATCGTCAACACTTGTATAACCGATTGTTAAAGTAACCATATCGTTAACCGTTGGCACAATAGCGTAAAGTTGTCTATAAACTATATCTAAATCAGTTTCCGAGTTGTCAATAGGGTAATCATACACTTTAACCTGCTGAACTAAAGCGCAATCTTTATAGTAAACTTTATCACGTGTTTTAAATATGTGATTTGTTCGTTTTTCAATAAACGACAAAGCCGAGTTAATCATTTGCGTGATTTCATCGTCTGTAACGGTTTGTCCGTCATCTATTCGCAAATATAACTTTGCTTGTTCTAAACTAATAACATCGGTGTAATTTGTCATTTTTCTTTTGGTGCTTTTGGCTCTTTTACTTTCAATTCAATTAAACCCTCTTTAGCCTTTTCTTTAGCTTCAGTTTCAGTTAATTCGATTTCATCGCCTACTTTATAACATGTTTGATTTGATAGCTTATAAAAGCTTTTAATTACTTTGTATTTCATTAGTAACAATATTTTTCGTTAATATTATACGGTACATTTTGCGGAAATTCAAAATCCATTAATTGACCGTCACAATCGTTTTTTACTTTCAAAATAACTCTACCATCAGGCAAATAAGTTTTTTGTTTTATAGTTCCGCAGTTACAATCTAATTGTTCACCTGCATCGATTTCATCTGTGTTACAACCTACTAAGGTTAAAATAGCAATAAATAATAGTTTTTTCATAATTTTAGTTTATAAAGTCAAAGATATAAAAATTATTTAGATTAATTACAAATAAGCATAAAAAAACCCGCTATAATTAAATAACGGGTTTTATAATTAACTTAAAAATACTAAGTTGTAGCAGTAAAGTCACCGTAAACCAATGCCAAAGGCTGTTCAACGGCTAAAGCAACTTGTGCCTCAATACGTGCAGTAATGTTGTTGTTTACAAAGTTTGAACCTTCTGTTTCAGAAAACTCTAAAGATAAACCTTCAGTAGTTACTTTGTTAACTCTTGTCCAATCACCTACATAGTATTTGTTAGCAGCTAACCAAGTAGCTTTAAATACTTGAACACCTGCAACTCTTAAAACTCCACCCTCATAAGTAACGGCAGACTCTAAATCCATTTTCGCAGTTTTCAAAATATCTAAGTAATCAGTAGGTCTAATTACAATACCATTAACCATATAGTTAGCATCTTCTAATTTGCCAATCTCGTTGATAAGCATTTCAGATTTAGAGCTACCTGTGATAATTTCTGTTGAAGCGGTTGCATCAGCAGCTAATACAGTATTGAAAGCACTATTTTCAGCTTTGAAATAATCTCTTCTTAACAAATCAGGAATAGCTGAGGTGATATAAGATAAGTTGTTACGCATTTTTTTAGAGTAACGAGCGAAACCTGCAATAAAGTTTGTAGGTACGTCAACCGCAGTAAAGTCGTAATCTCTTTGAGATTTTGCACTACCTTCAGTTTGAGCAGAAATAGAACCTTCTCCAGCACCTTCAACAGTATAGGTATAAGTACCACCGTTAATATTAATGTTTCCTGTTAAGTCAGAAACGTTAACCATTTGAGCGGGAAATTTAACAATATCAAAATTGTAATCTCTTGGCTCTTCACCTGTAAGGTTTGCAGTAGTCATATTTCCAACTGCCTTCAATCTTACTTTGTTGTTTTCTCCAACTCCTGCAATTTTTTCAGCATTTTCTTTAATCAAACCTTTGATAGCATCTACATTAGCGGTTGCCTCTGTTTTCGCTTTCTCTTGTAATTTCATATCCAAGCTATCAGCGTGAGATTGTAATTTAGCTAAGTCAGCGTTGAATTTACCCTCTAACTCCTCACGAACCGATTTGATTTCAGCCTCAAAAGTTGATTTTAAAGAGTTTGTTAATTTTGTTTCAAAAGCATCGATTGCGCTTTTTACTTCTGTAGCGGTTTTAGTTTCTAATCCGCTTTTAATGTTTGCCAATTCGGCTAATAATTTTTCGTCCATTTTTATTTAATGTTTAACGAGTTTGTAAATGATTTTAACGTGTCTATAATCGGCTCTAAATTCGGAGTGTCATTCAACGGCTCGTTATCGAGTGATTTTAATAAGTTTTCGATTTGTCTTAGTCTTTCATCTGAATAATCTAAATCGTATGATTTTTGTATCAATTCCATTAAACCATAATGAGATTTAATAGATTTAATATCCTGAACTGTGCTTAATTGATTTGCGCCCCAAGAAGATAAAAAAGAATATTCCATCAACTTGTATTCTTTAATAATGCTTTTGTCTTTTTGGTCACGTTGCATAACTCTATATCCTATGCTCAATTCAGCATTTAACCCGCTTTCGTGCATTAACTTAATATCGGTAAACATATCTTTACCTAAATCTTTATTAAGGTTAAATTGAGAAGTAGTCAACAATCCATAAGTATCTTTAGTATCAATAACCAAAGGCACACCTATCATCATTGTAGGGTTGTGGTCTTTTAATACTCTAATACGTTTAAAGTTTTCGTTTACGGTCTTATCAAAAGAACCATAAGCCGATACATCGCCATCGCTATCTTTAAAGTTGTAAACGTTAGCGTATGCAGTAACAACGCCTTTTTTCTCATCTAAATCTTTTAAGTCGTATGATAATTGTTTAAAATCCATAATGCAAATATATATAAATTATTTATAATCATTCTAAATAAGAATGTTTTTTTTTCTTATTGGCAAACCGTCGGCATCTTCTTTGATTGTAAATACTATTTTACAACGGCAATTAATTATATTTCCCGCTGCGCCATTTGGGTCACCTGGATATTCTAATTCCTCACCACCGACAAAAAAAGGTTGCAAAGCATCTACTTTCACACCGTTCATATCTAAATGATCAAAAGGTGATTTAGGCGGTCTACGTGTTCTATTGTCTTGTGCGCTTATCCAAGTTTTTTCCAATTCGTATTCGCTATCCTGAGCAGCTAATAAAGTAGCTAAATTAGTAGCGGTTGTTGTTTCAGTTCGTGCAATTCTCAAAGCCTGTGCCTTAAACCACCCGAATTTATTTTGCAGGTTTCGTGTAATATCGGCAACTGATAAATTATTTTCGTAACCGTCAGCAATTACTTTTATAATGCTTTCTATTAACGTTTGATGTACTGATACAATTCGTATACCTGCGTTTGTTTGTAACCATTGAGATATAATTATATCAAAATTAATTTCATTCTTTAATTGCTTGGCAGTACGTTTATATTGCGCACCTATTAAAAGAGTATAAATCTCTTTGTACATCTCTTTAATTTGACTTTCGGTAACGTTTCCTGCAATTAGTTCAGGATAGGTAAGACGTGCCATATTGCCAAATTTAATGTTATTGACAATAGCCAAAACATTACGCCTAACAACTCTATAGGCTTGTATTTCTTGTCTTATCCTAAGCTTGTCCATTTAAATCGTTTAGCGTTGGGTCGTTTAGATTAACTAAGTTGTTAGGTATGTAAACGTCGTTCATCATTTCATTATCATATATTTCCTCATAGTTGAACACTTCACGTCTTTCGTTTAATGTTAAAGGAACGCTATTCACCCATTTTGACATAGTTTCCATATCGGTCTGCATTTCGGGCATTTGTGTAATATCAAATTCTAACTCCGAATTTTCATAACCTTTAAACTTTCGTATAAATTCAGGGTTTAAATAAGCAGCTAACAAATCCAAGTCGGGTTTAATATTGTCAATCATTACCCTTTTACGGGCTTCGATAAGCGTATCAGTAAAACCGCCACCGCCTGTAGTACTTCTATCTTCATTCAATAAGTTAACGTCCCAATTCAAACAGTTTGCTAAAGTTCTTCTGTCATTACTTAAGAAGTCAAAAGGCTTTAATTCGTCTGTATTTAATGATATTTTAGTAAATCCAAGTTTAGCACTTGCACCCGCTATATTAGATAGTTTAGACGTAGAGTCATCCATTTCGACCATTCTATTCTTTAACGATTGCGCTTGTTCAGCAGTTAAAGGACTTTGACCATCACCAGCGTGAATAAAGCCAAATACACCACCATTTTGAGAAGTCTTAACGTTTGTATCAATAAAACTATTAGAACTATTAATATTTCGTATTGCTGACATTAATTCACTATAACCGTATAATTGTGTGCCGTTGTAGTCAAAGAATGGGTTAGTACGTTTAATGTGAATGATACTATCGGCTTCAAACTTAATAAATTGATTGCCTTGTTCCATTACATAATAATCTACAGGGTTTTCAGTTCCTATCATTGCTGCATTAGGTTTTAATACTATTCTAACCCAGTTTGACGGTAAAATATGTAATTGTAAAGGAACGCTTTTGTTTATTCCTTCTTGTGGTGACATCTTATATAAATATATATTGCCACAAACTTTCAAATATAGCTTATATAAAAATATTAAATCGTTCCAAGTCTGTAAAGTATTAGGACGTTCCAAAGGCATCGGTAGATACTCATCGTGGTAAGTTTCCTCTTTTATCTTTGCAAGTTGTCTTTTTTGTTGTATAGTCAACTCAATAGGATAAGACTTTACTAAATTGAGTTTCTTTTCATCTTTTATCTTTTTAACATAAAAAGGCACTACAGTAGACTTTGATGCCATTTGATTAACCATAGCGTTAACGTCAGGATTTTCACCATAACCACGAACTAATAAAGTTGTTAAGTCTGTGTTATATGTGTTTGTTTGACCGCCTAACAATCTAAACACCGCTTCATACAATTTATTTTGTGTATATTTTTGCGGGTTTGTAAGTGCATCCCAAGCTATTGATAGTCTATTTTTTGCCATTATATTATATTTTGTTTCAAAGATATAAAATTATTTATAATAATTCTAAATAACGTATTAAAATGTGAAAAATGCTTGTCTTAGTTCAAAATAGAAACGCATAGCCAAAGCATCGGAGTAATCGGGTGAATGTCCTATCAACTCTTTTACTTTCTCTTTTGGCAATATCTTAAGCTTTCCGTCTTGGTCTATTTTATCCCTTTTTACTTGTTCTAACTCTTTGCTTATTACGTCTTGAATATCGGCATGGCTACAATTAACGTATATTTTGTTTTGTTGTATCGCTTCCGCTAATTTATAATAACATTGTGTTTTAAGGTTTTGATACTCTACTATTGTGTTATCTTCTTTTAGTGCTTTTGAGTTGTTTACAAATCCTTTGCATTTTACAATATCAACAACACCACCGCCCACACCGTCCTCATCGGCAATAACATTGCTTAACGGTACTTTATGTTTATTCATTAACGATTTAATCGCTTGTGCCGTTTCTGTTACGCTTGATTTATCTAAAGAGAATATCTCTACAACTCTAAACCCTGACCAAACAAGTATAACCATTTTATCACTACCATAACGTGCAATATCGGCACTAATATACATATCGCCAATATCAACAAATTCGTTTGTGAATATATTTTGTATTTTATCGTAATCGATTAACCTTGCAGGATCGTTGTCGTATTCCCAATTACCATAGTATAAACGTTGTTTACTATTTTCATCTAACGCCAATAAACTGTCAAGATATGACGGCGGTAAATTTGGGTTATCTGTAGGTAAAGATTGTATAAACTTTCTGTTTTCAATCATTGTACCGTTAGCAGTAGGTAAATAGAATTTAGAGTAAGTCCAATTCTTTGCAGGGTTGCAAGTTCCTAATATTTTCGGGATAAGATTATAATCGTTTAATTTGTATCGAATACGTGACGTTACAATTTGCCACGCTTTAAATGATATTTGGTTGCACTCGTCAATAAATGCGCCTGTAATTTCTAACGAACCTAAACTATCAAAGTTTGGGTCAGCGGGATAAGAATATAAATCTTTTAAAAGTATTTCGCTTCCGTTATTCCAAGTTATAACACCTGTTTGACTGTTATAATTATAGTCTTTTGAAAGTTTAAGTTTAGAGCTTAATTCAAAGAAAGTATTTAAGGTTGTTTCTTTTAATGTCTTTAATTTTGAACGACCTATTAACCAACGTGTAGCGGGATAAGTTTGGCATTGCTCAATTATCCAAAGAACACCCAAAGCGGATTTACCACCACCCGCAGCACCCCCGTAAAGTATTTCCTTTGTAACGTTATCTTTTAGATAATAGACAGCGTGTTCTTGTTTTAGTAAAAGTTTAAGATATGACATATTGGGTATTGTTTACATTTTGACCGCTTAATTTTGCGTTTAATGTAGAAAACTTTATGTTTATTAACTTAGACAATTCAGAAACAGAGTTGTAATAAACCCCCGTATTTAAATCTAAAACAATCTTAGAGTTTTTATTATTTTTACTTAATTTTAATAAAGTTTCTTTACTTGTTTTGTTTCTTTTTTTACCCTTATTGCTTTCAGATATTTTTTTAATATGTTCTTTACTTTTTGGTTTTCCTTTAAGTGATTGGCTTATTTTTTCTTTTGTTTTTTCTGAAAATATTTTTCCTTTAGTTGTATTGCTTATTTTATTTTTTGTTATATCTGACATAATTTGTTTTTTAACATCTGTTCTTTGATATAAGCAATTCAATCCGTCAGATATACAATTATAATATTCTTGCCAATATCTTTCTTTATTATTTAAAGAATAAATATCGCATTTTTCAATAATTTCAAAACTATGATTTTCAAAACCATATTTTAAAAATGAACGATAAAGTTTTGATTGTGATTTACAATTTAGTTTTTTATACTTATTTAGTCTTTTAAGTATATCAACACTTTGTCCTATGTATATTTTTTTACTTGGACTTGTTATTTTGTAAATTCCACATATTTTTTCGTTAAGTAGTTTCATTTGGTTTTATTCCTGAACCTAAAGAAATGACAGTTGTTGTTACTTCGCCTGAGTGTTCTTGTTGAATTTTATCGCCATATTTTTTAGGGTTTAATTTTGAAAGCACCCATTTACGAGCATCAATTCTAAGTCTTGACCTTTGTATAACATCGTTGTTTACAATTTCAATACCATTATCGTTTACAAATGTATCGTTGGTATTTTCATCGGCAATAGTAAGTATATCGTCAAATATTATGTCGGCTCTAACTTCAGTCGCGCGCGCGTATTGTTTCGCTTTATCTGTGTTACTTTCTAACCATTGATAAAAAGTTGATGTACTTGGCATATTCTCATCCTTAAGAATATTACGCAAAGCACGTCCTTTTTCAATCTCTAAACAAACGTAATTAAATATGTTATTTACTTCATCTGTAGTGTACGCCATTTGTTTTCATTTAACACGTTAAACCTACCTTATTGACTAAAGTAGGTAAACAGACTTTTTAAATTACGTCTGCCGTTTAATTATCTTTTGTTTCTAATAAATCGTAATATCTTTTTATCATAGCGTGTCCTTCCTCTGAATAATCAAAAAAGAACTCGTTTCCGCTTATGGTTAGTATTAATTCTGTTTTATCCTCACTAACGGAATAGGCATCTATTCTGTCTAATCTTACCCTATACAGTTCGTAGTATCCTTGTGGTACAATAGGGGCGTAATACGTTTCCTCGTCATCTGTTATCTCGGTGACCCATCTATTTAACGTAACTATCATAATAACAAATATACAAAAGTTTTATTTAGATTAATTATAAATTACAAAAAAAGTTTAAAAATGTTTTGCATGGTAATATTTTTATTATATCTTTGCTTCATCAAAATAACTAAAATTATGGAAAACAAATTATTCACAGTCGAAGTATGGTATAGATACTATACTAATGGCGAACAAGAGAAAGAGTTTCAACACTTCACAGTAGAAGCGGAAACAGAAAAAAAAGCTATTGAGTTAGCTTTGTCAAACTTCAAAAGTAATTCAGCAATCCCATTTAAAGCGACAATATTATGAATCACACTTTAGTACAACCGCAAATATTAGCTAAAATAAAAAAGCTAAACCGAGAAATACAAAGTTTAAGAGAGTTGAAAATAATATTCGGAGCGATAGACGGTTTAACTCCAAAGCAACAACTTAAACTAACAAACAAAGAGAATAAATTAACTAAACTATTAAATCAGTTATAATATGACAACAACAACGAAACCAAAAAGCGATTTAGAAATTTACCAAGCGTTAAGAATCGAAGCTTTAGAGCGTGAACTTTTAAAAGCAAAAGAATTGCTTACCGAAATCCAAATAGGTATTGAAACCTATGTTAACGAAATAGAAGTTAAAGAAGTAGAAATTTTAAAATAAATATTATGAAATACGAAATAGTAGAATTTAGTAACGGGATGTTTGGGGTTAGAAAGAGAAATTTTTTTCAAAATATTTTTAATATTGGCGGTAGATATTTAGACTTAAAAAGTTATAATATTTATTTTTGGGGCATTAATTCGGTATACTTTAAAGATAGTCAACATAAAGATTTATTAATAGTCAAAGAGAAATATAAAATGTATATAAATCCAGTTAAAAAGGTTATAGAATTATGAAAAACTCTGAAACAATAGCCGAGCAAAATTATCGCCTTAGACAATTAGCAATCAAAAGCGCTAAAGAAAGTAATCATAAATCATTTGTATACATCGCAAAAGGAGTGGCAAAAAAGGTCAATTTATAATCATTCTTAATATTATTTTTATTATCTTTGACAAACTAAATTTTAAATTATGAAAAACATTGCAACCGCTTTAGTCAAAGCACAATCAGAAATGAGCAACCCTAAAAAAGGTAATACAAATCCTTTTTTTAAATCAAAGTACGCTGATTTAAACGCAGTACGTGAAGCCGTTATTCCAATACTAAACGAAAACGGTATAACCGTTTTACAACCGCTTGTACACGTTGACGGTAAAAACTTTGTAAATACTATTTTACTACACGAAAGCGGTGAAATGATGGAAAGCTTTACCGAGATAGTTTACTCTAAAATTAACGATGCACAAGCGCAAGGAAGCGGGATAACTTACGCCCGTAGATATGGCTTACAAAGTTTTGTTTGCGTTGGTGCTGATGATGATGACGGCAATAAAGCAAGTACACCGCAACCACAAATCGATTTACTACGTTTAGAAACTCGATTAAATGCTTGTAAAAGTTTAGATGAGTTAGCTAACACTTATAAGTCATTCACACCAGCAGAGCAAAAAATTACAATATTATTAAAAGACAGACTAAAAACAGAATTAAAATAATGGGGGCAAATTCAGAATCATTTTTACAATTACGTGAGCAGGAAATAGCCACGTTATACGATGCTACTTTTACAAAGAAAGAAGCACAATCAGTAGGCGTAAATTTAGCCAAACAAATTATCGACGACGGTAATGTATCTAAGCACGAATGTTTAGCTAACTTAGTACGTTTAAACGAGGTTATAAGCAACGCAATTACCGAACTTAAAGAAAGTGTATCGGATGAAAAAGTAACTATCTTAGGCGTTGAGTTTACACCTATGAACGGGCGCACTATGTACAACTTCAAAGATGACGAACTTTGGCAAAGTTTAAGTAACAAACTAAAGCAAAGAGAAGAACTTTTAAAAGTAGCTTTAAAGTCAGACGAAATAATTTTCGATGCTGACGGTTGCGAAGTACCAAAGATTAGTACATCAAATAGTAAATCGAGTTTAACAATTAAATTTTAATATAATGAAATTAGAAATCAAAGGAACATTAACGGAATTTTTAACACCGCAAACGGGAGAAACAAAAGCGGGGGGAACTTGGACAAAGCAAAGTTTTTTAGTTAAGACAGATGCGGAATATAATAACCTTTATTGCTTTGAAGTATTCGGAGATGAGAAAGTACAAAACCTTACAAAGTATCAAAAAGTAGGCGATACGGTAACGGTAGATTTTAACGTAAATTGTAACGAGTATCAGGGTAAATATTATACTACGTTGTCAGCTTGGAAAATTAGCAAAGTTGAAGCAGAATTAAATTCTGAAAAGTTTATTCCGAATAGACAATCTATTGATACAATGATGGAAAATTCTGAACAAATTCAAGAAGAGGAAAACGATTTACCGTTCTAAAATGGAAATCACATTAATTAAAACACTATCGGGAGTCTATAAATTGGCTTTCGATAGTGATTTTGAAAAATCAAAACAAATACCGTTAAACGAGCCTTTTACGGTTACATACACAAAAAAAAGAAACGCAAAGTTTCATAGAAAGTTTTTCGCTTTAATTAACCTATGTTATCAAAACCAAACAATATTTAATAACTTAGAACACTTGCGCAAAGAGTTAATTATTTGCGCCGGTCATTACGAATTGATTTTCGATTTAGAGTCAGGAACTCAAAAAAAAGAAGCGTTAAGCATTTCATTTGCTAAAATGGATGAAACCGAATTTAACAAACTTTATAGCGATGTATTAAACGTTATTTGTGATAAGTTTCTATTTGACAAACAAGAAATTTTAGATAATGTAGCGCAATATTTTTAGTTAATTGTTTGGTATATTAAAAAAGATTTATTATATTTGTAATTGTCGAAGCATCACCGACGGGAAAATATTGTCAAATTTTGACAACCGAGAAACCCTTAAATGTAGTGATGCACGTTTAGGGGTTTTCTCATTTTATTAAATATGGATTATTTTAAATTACATCGTGACTTTTGGGATTTCTGTTTTGAAAATCCTGAAAAAATTAAACCAAATCATTGTGCGCTTTACTGTTTTATTGTTGAGCATTGCAATAGATTAGGTTGGAAAACTAAATTTGGATTGCCTACAACTATGGCAAAAGATGCAATAGGGATAAGAAGTTATACTACCTATATTCAAACTCTGAATGATTTAGTTGATTTTGGATTGATTATTTTATACGAAAAATCTAAAAATCAATACTCAAGCAATATAGTTGGTCTATTAAATTTTGATAAAGCACTTGATAAAGCACTTGACAAAGCATTTATAAACCACGCATCAAAGCAATGTGAAAGCACACAACAAAGCATTGATAGTATAATAATACCAATAAACAATAAACAAAATAACAATATACCAACGTTTGATGAGTTTTTAATTTACGCCAAAGAAAAAGAACCAAGTATAAAAGTTTCTGCTTTAAAAAATAAGTATGATGCTTGGGTTGAAAACGGTTGGAAAAATGGCAATGATAAGCCGATTAAAAATTGGAAATCTGCATTACTTCAAACATTAACTTACATAGAAAAAGAAGTTACTAAAAATAAAATGGTTTACTAATGGATTATAGAGATTTTAACATAGACATAAGAAGTAGTAAAACATCGGGAGAAGTTCAATGCTTATGCCCTCTATGTAGCCACACTCGTAAAAAGAAATCCGATAAATGTCTTTCGGTTAACTTAGATAAAGAAAGTTGGTTTTGTCATCACTGTGCTTGGAAAGGTTCTTTGCAAAGACAAAAAATTGAAGACGTAGTTTATATTAAACCCGAATGGAAAAACAATACGAACTTATCTAAAAATGTTGTCAAGTGGTTTGAAGATAGAAATATAAGCCAAAAAACTTTAATTGAAACGAAAATAACAGAAAGTTTAGAATGGATGCCACAAGTAAACAAAGAAGTTAATACTATTCAGTTTAATTTTTTTCGTAACAATGAACTTGTAAACGTAAAATATCGAAGTAGTGCAAAAGACTTTAAATTACACAAGGGCAGTGAATTGATTTTTTACAATTTGGATTGTATTTCTGAAAATAAAGAATTGATTATTACAGAGGGCGAAATAGATTGTTTAAGTTTTATTGAAAGTGGTTTTAAAAACGTTGTTTCTGTTCCAAATGGTGCAAATTTAAACACTAATAATTTACAGTATGTAGATAATTGTATAGAATTATTTGATAATATAGAAACTATTTTTATTGCAACAGATAACGATATAGCGGGTCGAAAACTTAGATACGAACTTGCTGAACGGTTTGGTATTGACAGATGTAAATATTTAGAGTTTGAAAGCTATAAAGATGCAAACGAATTACTACAACATAAAGGGACTATAGGTATTTCAGATTGTTTATTAAATGCCAAAGAGTTTCCAATTGAGGGCGTTTTTACTATTGAAGATATCGATTTAGAAATAAACGATATGTACTCAAATGGTTTAGATAATGGTTTAGATACGGGAATGACAAACTTTGATAAATTATTAAGATTTTCAAAAGGTTATATTACAACAATAACGGGAATACCAGGACACGGTAAAAGTGATTTTTTAGACCAAATAGCATTAAAACTAAATATTAAACACGGTTGGAAATTTGCTTTTTACAGTCCTGAGAATAAACCAACACGTTTACATATTTCAAAATTAGCACGTAAGTTAATCGGTAAAAAATGGTATGGAGAAAATAGAATTACTTTTGATGAACTTACACAAGTTAAAGAGCATTTAAATAATAAATTTTGGTTTATAAAACCCGAAAAGGATTTTACTTTAGACAGTATTTTGATGCACGTTAAACTATTAAAGAAAACCAAAGGAATTGATGCCTTTGTTATTGATGCTTGGAATAAATTAGAGCATAAATATGGACAAAGTGAAACAAAATACATAGGTGAAAGTTTGGATAAATTAGCAGTGTTTTGTGAAGAAAATAACGTACATTGTTTTTTGGTCGCACACCCTACTAAAATTGCAAAAGCTAAAGATACTGGTAAATATGAAATTCCTAATCTTTACAATATATCGGGTTCTGCAAATTTTTATAATAAAACAGATAACGGTATAACGGTTTACCGAGATTTTGAAGAAAATAACACAAAGGTTTATGTTCAGAAAGTAAAGTTTTCACATTGGGGCGAAATTGGTTTAGCTGAGTTTGACTATGATTTAGAAAGTGGTAGATATTTAAACAATTTTAATGATGTTAAAAGTTGGCTACAACAAAACAAACCAATAGAAATAGAAACCGCACCGTTTCCTATGATTGCCTTAGAAGATGTTAAAACGGTTTTTGATAATGACTTACCGTTTAATGATAATTTTGAAGTACCTTTTTAATATGAAATATAATCAACAACTTAGAACATCGGCTTGGATGCGTAAACGTGCCGAGATAATGCAAAGAGATAATTTTGTTTGCGTAAACTGTTTATGTGATAACTTTGAAACACCTTTAGAAGTGCATCACATAGGATATTTAAAGCGAAAAAAGGCTTGGGAATATCCTGATTATTTACTTGTTACTTTGTGTAGAGATTGCCACCAAAAAGAACACGATAACGAAAATACATTAAGACCACACATAATAATTAACTGGATAACAAGATTATTGAAACAAAAGCAATAACTAATAATTGGATTTAAGATGCGAAAAATAAATATTAAACCGCTTTCGGTTAACGAATGTTGGCAGGGACAAAGATTTAAAACAAAGGAATATAAACAATACGAAAAGGATGTTTTATTAACCTTACCTAAATTAAAAATTTGCGATGCACCATATCAAATAAGTATTGAGTTTGCATTTAGTAGTACACTTGCGGACATTGATAACCCTTTAAAGCCTTTTTTAGATATACTGCAAAAAAAATACAATATAAACGATAGAGATGTTTATAAGTTAAACGTTGCTAAAACAGTCGTTAAAAAAGGTTTTGAGTACATAAGATTTAATATTGAAAGATATGAAAAACAAACTACTGACAAAAGCTAATATACAAGTTAATATTTTACCTTTAAACACGCCTTTACTTTTAAAAGCGTTTCACAAGAAAACAGGCGAATGCTTTGAGAAAAAAATAACTTATAAAGAATGGATAGAGTTTAAAAAGCATAGCGATTATAATTATTACACTTATCAACTAATTTAGAATTAATCTTAACTAATATTTTTATAACTTTGTTTTATGGAAAGAATTTATCACAGATACGAATATTGGGAATGTTTTAAAAATGGGTTTTTTAAAAACGTTTCTGGAACAGAAAAAAAAGAGTTGGCAAAAAAAGTTATTGAAATTTTTGAAAACCCTAAACTAACTGAAAAATTTATGCAAAAAGTAATTGACGAATGGCAATATTCTTGTGAGCATAATTTAACAAACATAGCTTTAAATCGTGTAGCTTGGTTAGGTCAATCGGCTTGTTGTTTATATGCTAAAATACCTTATCAAATTACAATGGAAAATTGGAGATTTGTAGATGAAAACAAAAGAAAAATAGCTTGTGAAATAGCTGAAAAAATAATTAAAGAATATGAAACCAAAAACAAACAATTATGCCTAAACATTTTTTAAATCAAAACGTTTGCGATGCAAGTATTGAAAGGATAAAATATACTTTTGATAACTTTGAAAAAATATACTTGTCATTTTCAGCAGGTAAAGATAGTACTGTAATGCTTCATTTAGTTATGGACGAAGCTATTAAAAGAAACCGTAAAATAGGACTATTGATAGTTGATTTAGAGGGTCAATATAAATTAACCATACAACATATGGAAGCCTGTGTTGAAATGTATAAAGAGTATTTAGATGTTTATTGGATATGTTTACCAATACATTTAAGAAATGCAGTTTCTGTGTTTCAACCTTTTTGGAAGTGTTGGGATAAAGAAGTTAAAAATGATTGGATAAGAGAAGTTCCAAAATTAGGAATAACAGAAGAAAGTAAATTCCCTTTTTTTAGAGACGGAATGGAATTTGAAGAGTTTGTTCCAGAGTTTGGAGAATGGTATTCTAAAGGTAAAACAACGGCTTGTTTAGTTGGTATTCGTGCCGATGAGAGTTTAAACAGATTTAGAACCATTGCGAGTAATTCAAAAATAACTTTTAACGAAAAACAATGGACTACTAAAGTAACTGACAATGTATTTAATGTTTACCCAATTTATGATTGGAAAACTGAAGACATTTGGACTTATCACGGTAAAAATAAAAATAAAAGACATAATGAACTTTATGATGTGATGCATAAAGCAGGACTTTCAATACACTTACAAAGAATTTGTCAGCCTTATGGAGATGACCAAAGAAGAGGTTTATATTTATTTCACGTTATAGAGCCAGAAACTTGGGCAAAAGTTGTCGCAAGGGTTGAGGGTGCAAATAGTGGTGCATTATATGTTCAAGATACTGGAAATATAAATGGATATGGAAAAATAACAAAACCAGAACACCACACTTGGAAATCATTTTCAGAATTAATTTTAAAAACTTTACCAGAAGTAACTGCTGAACATTACAAAAATAAAATTTACACTTTTATAAATTGGTGGGAGCAAAGAGGTTATTTAGACGGAATACCAGAACAAGCACCTGCAATTCTTGAAAGTGAAAGATTAGCACCAAGCTGGAGAAGAATTTGTAAATCACTACTTAGAAATGATTATTGGTGCAAAGGACTTGGATTTACTCAACACAAAACAGAGGCTTACAATAAATATTTAAAACTAAAAAAAGAACAAAGAGCATTAAACAATTTTAAATTATAAATATGAAAACACAAATTATCGAATTAGTAAAAAATCTTTCAACTTTAGAAGTTGACGAAAGAGTAAATGCAATTAACGAAATAAAATTAGCATTACACGAAATAAGTCCATTTAAAACAGAGCCAGTTGATTGTGTTTTGTGGGTAAAAAATAATACCGTACAAGCAAACGATTACAACCCTAATAGCGTTGCACCGCCAGAAATGGAATTATTAAGACTTTCTATATCTTCAGACGGATATACTCAACCTATTGTAAGTATGGATAACTTTGATGGAACAAGAGAAGTTATAGATGGATTTCACAGAAATAGAGTTGGTAAAGAATGTAATGAAATACAACAACGTGTTCACGGATATTTACCAGTTGTTACAATAAATCAAGATAGAACAAAAATTAACGACAGAGTAGCCTCAACTATTAGACATAATAGAGCAAGAGGTAAACACAAAATTGATGCGATGAGTGATATTGTAATTGATTTAAAAAAACGTAATTGGAGTGATGAAAAAATAGCTAAAAATTTAGGAATGGATGCAGATGAAGTTTTAAGACTTTGTCAAATTGGTGGACTTTCTGAATTATTTTCAGATAAAGAATATAGTCAAGCTTGGGAAGCTGAAATGTATGAAGCAGGAAATGAAATGTAGTATTGATAAAAGTGTGGTTTTCGATAGTGTAAGCCACACTTATACTAAAAATGGTAAAAAATTAATATCTGTTACAACCTTTATCAATCAATTTAAAAATAAATTTGATAGTGATTACCATTCAAAACGTATTGCAAAAAAAGAAAATAAAACACAAGAAGAGATTTTAAAACTTTGGAGTGATAAAGCCAAAAAGTCTTGTGAAATAGGAACTGCAATACACAAAATATTTGAAGATTATATTGATGGTAAATTTTCTGTAATATCAAACGAAATCGAAATTGATTTTATGGATTTAGATATTGAATATTTAATTGATTTTTATCCTAAATCAAAAGTAGCTATTCAATTTATAAAAGACTTTTTTATCAGTGGTCGATTAACTCCAGTTTATACTGAATACATAGTACACAATGATTTTTTAGCGGGTCAAGTTGATTTAATTTGCAAAGATAAAGACAACAACTATTATATTTTAGACTTTAAAACCAACGATAAAATAGAAACTTTTTCCTATAACAAAAAAATGTTAGGAGTTTTTAAAGAGATTAACGATTGTAATTTTTACCATTATTCATTACAATTAAGCATTTATAAAAAAATGTTTGATAAAGATATTAAAGGACTTTTTATAATTCACATAAAGCCTAATAAATACGATTTTATAGAATGTATAGATATATTTCATAATTACAATATTGATTTTAACTCTATTTTAAATCATTCTAAATAACATAAAAAAGTTAAACGTATTAAAATAATTACTATCTTTGTTGAGATTGTTGATTATAACGGTTCTCGGCTTTGTTTAGTGCCGAAAATTCAAGACAAAACACAAAAGTACACACTAATTTTTAAATTTAAAAACAATGATTTCAAACACAAAATTAACCCGCAATCTTGCCAAACTGATGTTAGTGGCAGTCTTTTCTTTAACATTATTTTCTTGCGAAAATGAAGAAGACAAAATTAAAGTAGGACAAACTTGGAAAGTAGTTATTGGAGAAAAAAATCCTTATGAAAAACCTACTTTTTTATATAGAAAAGTAATTGATATTCAAGGAGATTATGTTCAATATATTGAAAATAAAAAAGACACATTAAACGATTCAAAATATTGGTTTCTTGTTTCTGCGGAGTTGGTTGGAGATTGCCACTAACGTTATGTTGCTTGGCATCTGTTGCCGAGAACGCAAAAGAAGTTATGAAAATTAAATTTAATATCAGCAGCGTATTTTCCGCTGAAAAAATAAACGGCAATAGTGCCAAACAACTGTTATAACTCGTTATTTTATGGAATTATATTTTAAAAATTCAAACGGACAATTACAAGAAACTAATTTAAGACAAATATTGTCTAATGCTTTAAAAACTGCAAACTTTGAAATGGATAATGGAAGTTTTGAAGGCGACAATCACAAATGGATAGGTGTTGTTCAGAAAAGCAAAAATAAAACACAAGTTGTTACAAACATTACTTTTTTAGACGATGGTAACACGATTACAGGATTACACGTTTACGAAACTCCAATTATAAAAGTTGTCGATGAAGAAAATAGTCGTCAGGTGGTATAATGAGTTATAACGGCGGAGCATTGCCGAAGAAGCGAAGAAAGTAAGCGAGTGCTTTCGGATAATCACAAAAAATAACAGATACAAAACCAACATCATAGTTCGCCTTAATTCGCTTTTTTGGCAATGCTATGTTAACAGAAGCCTTATTATGGTACAAGAAGAAAAAATAGAATACTACGCAAATAATATTGCAAAAGAACTTTGTGATATAGTTCATTTTTCAGTTGAAAATGTTTCTGTTCTTTTAAAATCAAGAATTAGAATTTTAATGCACGATGTATTGAATGATGAAATTTCAGAATTAGAAAAAAAACGTTCATTTATGGTTGATGAATATTCAAGCGATAAAGTTCCAGCGTGGCGTAAAAGAGAATTACAATCTAAAATTGCGGAATTGAATGTAGAATTGAAAAAAGCACGTAAAAACGCAGATACAATAAGAATTTCAAGAGAATTTGAGTTACTAAAAAAAGAATGTAACAATAATCTTCCGAAAGAATTTATGGAAAGATATTACGAACTTCAAAAGCAGTTACGCTAAAGGTTTCTGTTAACGTTCCTGTGCTTTCTTTAGTGGCTTGATTTCAAGACCAAGCCAATAAAACACAAAATTAAGATTGAAGTCAACAGCGGTTTTTCCGCAGGAAAAACCTAACCCAAGCCATTGAAGAAAACACGTGTTAGTAGATGGCTTTTTATTCAGAAACAATTTAAAAAACAATATTATGTCAAAATATACAACAAATAGAGAAACTCCAAAAAAATTCGAGTGTACTAAAAGAAAATGTAAATGGCAAGGAACTGATGAAGAAAAAGGAAGTCAGTATTTGGATAATGGATTTACAGAATTGATTTGTCCTAAATGCTGTAACAATGAGTTTTATGGTTTGCGTGAAGGATTAAGATTTACGCATATAGAAACTGGCAATACTGGAGAATTCATCAAAGTTTATAAGCCAACAGGAAAGCCTTACACTATGCAGATAAAGTTAGATGATGGACGTATATATTTCGCTCCAAAAGTTGAATTTAAGCAATGTAGTTCATAAGCTATCTACTAACGGCGGACGCTTGTAGCAGGAGGAAAAGATAAATCCTGATTATTGAATTAATGACTAATTATAAAAGTACAAAATTATGTTTAAATTAAAGACTAAAATCCTCTTGCTACAAACGTATGTTATGTGTAGTTTAGGATTTCACAAATGGAAAAATATTGACAGATATACACCAATTCCTAAAGATGGAGAAATGATTTGCTTTCAAAATTTACACGAATGTAAAAACTGTAAAAAACAAGAATACAAAGGGATGGGTTGTATTATATAAATTACACATAACTTGATGATAAGCGAAGGTTTGTTTCGCCAATCTTCCAAAAACAATTAAAAATGAAAACATACACATCAAAAGAAGTACAGATAATTACCAATTTAAGCAGTAGCGGAATGAAATACCGAGCCGATAAATTAAAAATACCATTACGGCTAAGAATTGTACAAGTCTACAGAAAAGAACGGTATTTCAACGAGGACGAAGTTTTTAAACTTAAGAATTTCAACAACAATAGCGATATAATAATCCCGCAAGTGATTTACGTTAATTACCACATTTACGAAAGCAAATTAAATTATTTGCAATAGTTATAAAATAATTACTATATTTGTTAAAAATTAAAACTATGATATACCAACAACTATTTAAGAAATCAGGACTAAGCAATACAGAGATTTGCAATAGACTTGAATTAAGCCACACACAAAGGATACAGTACGAACGCGCGACAAAGTTTAACATCGAGCAATATGTTACGTTCGGTAAAAAATTAGGGCTAACCGATAAGGATTTAACCGAGTTAGTGATTGAGCGAATTAACGAACTTTTAAAACAGAAATAAGATGAAACAATTAGCAGTAGAATTTTTAGTACAAGAATTAAAAGAAAATAGTTTTAGTCATTTAGATTTAGCTACAGATATAATTGATAAAGCCAAAGAAATGGAAAAGCAACAGATAGTTGATGCTTATAATGAAAATGAAAATTATATGTGTGACGGAACAGAAGCAGAGCAATACTACAACGAAACATTTAAAAAATAAAATATGACACTAAAAGAAAAGTTTGAAAATGTAGAAATAATGTTTGAAAGTCAAATAGGTACATTAAAATACGATGAATTGGATAGAGCATCAAACCATTGTGAAAAAATAGCAGATGAATTTGCTATTGGATTTGCAGAGTGGATTCACTCTAATACTGGTTACGCTGGAAATGGACATTATGCAGTAATAGGACATACATCTTATCATACAATACCAAAACTATTAGAAATTTACAAACAAGAACAAGGATTATAAAATCAAAAAACCCCACCTTATCTTCTAAGCGTGGGGTTTTTATCAACCAAAAACTAAATATTATGAAAACATTGTAAAGATAACGATTTTTTCTATTTAAAATACTTTTTATACAAAAAATAAATAGGTAATAAAATAGTTTCAGTAGAGAGATTTGAACTCCCATCTTTTGGTTCGTAGCCAAATATTCTATCCATTAAACTATACTGAATTTTGTACGCTAAGAAAGACTCGAACTTTCAAATATAGGTTTCTAAGACCTACGTGTCTACCAATTCCACCATTAGCGCATTTTGGGTGTTATATCGGATTCGAACCGATGTAATTGGATTCACAGTCCAACCGCCTTACCGCTAAGCGCAATAACACCATATAATAGTTTCAGATAATGGATTCGAACCACTACAAACAGAGTCAAAGTCTGTTATGCTACCTTTACATCAATCTGAATTAATCTTGTTCTATGCTCCTTTTATATAAGTCTATGCACAAGTAACAGTCCTTATCGTGGCAAGTGTGGGACTCGAACCCACAATCTCCCGATTCCAAGTCGGGCACTTAGCCAATTTTGTGAACTCGCCAAAATAAAAAAGCCACCTAAATTAATAAGTGGCTTTCTGTTTAAAATATATTTTACTATACTATACAATAATTCCACTCACAATAAAATTGCGTTGCGGAAGATGCTGAGTATTTGTTTTTATAAATTTCATATTGCAATATTAAATATAATATTTTAAACCACCAAACTTTAACGCAAGTATTTTCTATAAATAAAATAAATCGGAATTAAAAGCAATAACCACCACCAAGAAAAAAAACTTTTACGCTCGGTTTCTTTTTGCTTTACTTCAATAACTTGTTTACCGCTTTTATTTACGCCTTTTTGTTCGATTGTAGCGACTTTCTCTTTAATCTCTACTACTTTATTAACTTTAGTAGTTTTAAGCCTTAAAATACCGTTAAAAACCTTTTTGTTGTTGTAGATTATCGGTTTAGTATTGTCAATCGGTATAATCTCTATTTCGTTAATAGTTGAAGTGTCTATACTGTTTTCTGTTTTTTCTATTTCTGTTACTGTTTTAGTAGTATCGATTTCTTTTACTTCCGTTGTTTCTTTAACTTCGGTTTTAGAAACTTTGCGAGTGCTACAACTACAAAGAAATGCCAAAGTCGTTATAACTAAAATTGCAAATAATAAAATGCGGTTTCCTATTTTTTCTACTTCTTTAAATGTCATATCCTTTAGGTTTAAATTGATTTTCGTAATACTTATTATCTTTCATATTCATTAAGTCGATTAAGTGTTTCTTTTGCTCTAATTTAGCTTTTAAAATGTTTCTGTAAACTTTGTTGACGCTTTCTTTGCAAATTCCACGCTTGTAATAAAAAGCTAATATACGGTTAATTCTCTGTAATGGTGTTTGTTTCATTTTTTTTCTTTTAAAAGGTATTTTATTTCTACTTTTGGATTTTGTATAATGATATTTAATCCTGATAAAAGCGTTTTAATATCTTCTATAGTTTTGATTTTATCAAAATCAATTTCGTAGCAATTCAAACTTGAAGCAATTGCTTCTTCTAATGTTATTTTGTTTTCCATAATTTATTTATTTAATTCTTTTTTAGTTAAGTAATCTATTTCACGTTCTAAATAGTCTTTCGCTTTTTGTAGGTCTTGTATCTCGTTTTCTTTTTTACCAGCTCGGCAAATGTATTTTAAAACGTTAAAGCGAAAGAAGTTTAAATTATAGTCTGTGCCTACGTCTATTAAATCGTAGTGTTTACCGTTGTTGTAGTGTTTTGGAGTTGTTTTGTTTGAAAGTAGAATCCAATCACCGTTTTTAAAGGTATTTATAACTGTTTCTATTGAAATATCATAAGTTGTTCTTTCGTCTGAATATTTTATAACGAAATTATTGCTATTAACTTTTAAAATAGCACCCTCCCAACCTTGTTTTACATTCGACACAAACCTACGCCCTACTAATTCCTTAATGTTTTCTTTTGTGATTTCCATAATTATAATTTTTCAATTTCTTGTTTAACTTCTTGCCAATACTCGATATTGTGTAACATAGATTTGTAAATTTCTTTGTTTGCAATATCTAAATCTTCTAATGTTTTACCACTTACATAAAAATGAATGTTTTTATTGTTTTTTATAATTTCATCAACTGCTATTAATGCAGAACTTAAATCAATAAAATCAAATATAATATCTCTATCAATCCAATCATTTATATACTCTCCTCTATTCAAACAAGCGTATCTTTTAACTAACTCTTTTGCTTTTTCTTTTGGTATCATATTAAACAATTTTATAGTTAATAATTCTCATATTTTTTAATTCATAGTTTCCGTCTTTACTAACTTTAACGTGAGCGAAACCGTGATTATAATTGTTATATGGTGCATACTCAGGTTCTAAACCACATAAGCAACCCGTTGACCAAGTTGTCGTAACATCGCCTGACAAACTTTTTTCTGTATGCTCTGACGTTCTGTGGTGATGTCCTACTATTGCGCTTTCTTTAGCTTTCATAAATAAACCACGTGCAGGATTTACGGGCGGTGCAAATCCACCATACCATTCATGACCGTGTAGTATTGGCAATTTACCCGCTAAAGCCATTTGTTTATCCTTTACCAAAGTTACGCCAAATTCACGAAATCGCAAAAGTTGTTCAAGTTTGAAATCTTCAATACCTAATAATTCGGGCGCTTTAATCATAAGGTAGTCTTCATATCGTTTTTCGTGGTTGCCTATTTTATAATAAATCGGGCATTTAAAAGTATCTTGTAACATTTTTAAAAAATCCCTACCCATTTCTAACTCTCCCGCCATATCTCTCAATCGTCTGTCTTTAGTAAATCTACTACATTGGTAAAAGTCTAAAATGTCCCCGTTTAAGTAGATTGCGTTTACATTTTGTTCTAAACCGTAATTTAAAGCCAATTCTAAGGCTTTATTATCCTGATAAGGAAAATGTATGTCCGATAAAATTAAGATGTTATTTTGCCCTTTAGGAATGATAAACGGCTCACATTTTTCGTAGTCGCTTTCGGGTAAGTCAAATTTACCTGCCATAGCGTTTTTCTTTTGTTCTTCAGTACGTTCAGAAACTTTAATAGTAGGACAGTTGTCCCCATTTTTTTCGCCTCTGTAACGTTGCACGTGGTTTCTAACGGTGTTCTC